CATACAAAGATTACCTAAAGAATTACAACAGGTGATGAGATTAAAATGTAAACTAATAAAAAAAATAAATAACAATGGCACAAAACAAACTAAGTGATCTAAGAGATCACATCTTTATGGCACTTGAAAGACTAAGTGATGAAACATTAACAACAGACCAGGTCAATGTGGAGGTGGATAAAGCTAAGGCAATATCACAGCTCGCAGGAACTCTAATCCAATCTGCTAAGGTAGAGATAGATTTCATTAATGCTACAGGAGTATTAGAGTCTCAATCAGATCTATTTAAGTCAGTAACACAAAATAAATTATTATGACAGAAGTAAAATGGTGGAAGTTATTAATAGTATTTTTTTCTGCAATAGTGCTAGAAGCAAATAGTATTGCAGGCTTCAGATTTTTAATGGATGAGCATTGGATGGGTATGGTTATGATGGTAGCAATTAATCCTTTTCTTTGTCTACCAATGAACCATTATACCATTGAGTGTAAAACATTCAAGCAAAGAGTTTACATAGCCATATCTTTTAGTATTGGCTTTGTAGTAGGAGTATTAACAATTAGACCTTTTTTTATATGAAACAGACAGCAGTAGAATGGTTAGAGCAGCAGCTCTATAAAGTAGGTAAAGAGTATTATAATTATTTATACAATAAACAATGACAGAACTAAAATTTTTAAAAGAACAAATCACAAAGTATCAGCTAGCTACTAATAGCAGAAATAGATCCTATGTCTATAAGAGATACTATGTAATGTACAGGCTCAACAAGTGTAAGATCACACTTAGTGAAATAGGTAGGCTTATGAATAGACATCATGCTACTGTTATACATGGGATTAAAATGCACAGGAGATGGTCCAGGCAGCAGGATAAAGTATATCTGCATGAGATAGAGCCATTAGTGCAGGCTGCTCTTCAGGATAATTATGAGGATAAGTACAAAGTCTCAGCAATAGAGCAGTTTAATTACATTAATGTGAGAATACAGATGCCTTGGGATTATGATAAGGTCCATAAATTCAAAGAATATATGACAGCTAAAGAACTAGCAGAAATAATTTAAGCCCTTAGGGGCTTTTTTTGTGCTGTATAATTCCCTTACTGAGATTGACTTGTAGAGAATTAGAACGAAAGTACAATTCAAACCCCTATACTCTATATATTATATATTTTTATTTACAATATATTTTTAATAAAAAAAAAAATTATTTTCATTTTGGGGGGTGAACAGTTTTTACAAAAAAAAAGTGTTTTTTCGTTCTAATCTTCTACAGCCCAATAACAATAGGAGTTAAGACAGCACAAATAATAGCACAAAACAGCACAAATAATTTATTTTTGCACTTTAGTATCATATATTAATTTTATTATTACATTTGCAAACAACATTACTGCCATGATAAAAAACATTAGAGAGTATAAATCCCTGCAATTCCTCCTGGCGGTTCTGTTGAGCAGGGACTCTCACCTTTTTATACTACTATGAAAGTAACTTTTTACAAATCAATTAAGGATGTATCACCTTATCAGAATAAGGATGTAGGATTCTATCTAGACAGGATTAAGAATGGCAAGTCTGAGCAGTTATGTAAGGACCTTAGATTCTCTACTGATAAAGAGGAAAGGAAATCTATTAAGATGCAACTGCCTGTTGTTACCTTTGGAGGTGATTTCAGTAAGAGAAATAATGCATCTCTAAGAAAGGCATCAGGATTACTGACTTTAGACTTTGATGAGGTGCAGGATATCCCTGCTCTAATTGTAGAACTAAAAGCTCACAAATCTATCTTTGCCTGTTGGACCTCACCATCAGGTAATGGAGTGAAAGCTCTAGTCAAAATACCAATAGTACAGGATGACAAAGAATACAAAGAATACTTTAAGCAGATATCTGCAGTATTCAATGGAGTAGATGAATCAGGTAAGGATATTGCTAGAGCTTGCTTTGAGTCTTATGATCCTGATATCTATGTTAATTTAGATGCTGAGAATTTTATTATTGACTATGATGTTATCCCATTTGAGACTAATGAGGTGGGTAGTATTACTAACATTAAGGTATTAGATACTGATGAGATAGCTAATAAGCTGATGACTTGGTTTAAAAAGAAGTATAATTCACAAAATAGGAACAGCTCACTGTATAAATTAGCAGCAGCTTTCAATGATTTTGGAGTGGATAGAATGACCTGTCAGAATTATCTTATAGGATTTGAGCAGAAAGATTTTGGATCTGTAGAGATACTAGCTCTGATAAATTCTGCCTATAAAAAGACTGCTAACTTTAATACTAAGCAATTTGAGGATAAGGAGAAAAAAGATAAGCTGATTAACTTTGTTCTGAGTGGTAAGTCTGATGCTGTAATACTTGAGGAGTTTAAAGAGTACAATAAAGAGAATATTGAGTCAGAGATACAGACTATTAAGGAGGTAATTAAAGTAGATGAGTTTTGGAAATATGATTTTAAAGGTGATGTCTTAATAATACCCTACAGATTTAAGCTATTTCTAGAGAATCTACAGTACTATAAGTACTATCCTGTAGCTAATACTAAGACCTTTGTTTTTATTACTAAGAATGAGAACTTTATTAATCATGTATCTGAGTTTCAGATAAAGGATAGAGTGATGGAGTACCTGGTCCAATCAAATCGGATACCTGTCTTTGATGCTGTAGCTGAGAAGTCTAAACTCTTTACTCCACAATACCTCAGCATGATAGATACTGCTAATGTAGAGATGGAAAGGGATGGCATTGACTATGGTATGATTTACTATAAGAATGCAGCTGTCAAAGTATTTGCTAAGCACCATGAGATATATGAATACTCAGAGCTTAAAGGTTATGTTTGGGGTAATCAGATAATAGAAAGAGATCTAATAGATGCTGATCACCATGAGTCAATGTTCAGGAGCTTCATTTGGTTTATCTCAGGGCAGGAGGTAGAGAGATATGATACTATGAAGAGTGTAATAGGCTATATGCTACATTCTTATAAGACCTCAGCTAATAACAAAGCAATCATTCTCAATGATGAGACTATCTCAGACAATCCTAATGGAGGGAGTGGTAAGGGGATTCTGATTAATGCTATTGGATACATGAAGAAAGTATCTGCTATAGATGGTAAGAGCTTTGACTCTAATAAATCATTCCCCTATCAGACTGTCTCTTCTGATTGTCAGGTTCTGGCATTTGATGATGTAAGAAAGAACTTTAACTTTGAGAGCTTATTTAGTATAATCACTGAGGGACTTACTATTGAATACAAAGGTAGAGATGCAATTAAACTACCTGTTAAAGACTCACCTAAGGTACTTATTTCTACTAACTACACTATCAAAGCAGATGGAGGCTCTTTCAAGCGTAGGATGTTTGAGGTGGAGCTGAGTAGTTACTTTGGTACTCAACATACTCCTTATGATGAATTTGGTGCTATGCTGTTTGAGGATTGGGATGAGCAGGAATGGGCAAGGTTTGACCATTACATGATTAACTGCCTTAACTATTACTTAGAGAATGGTCTAGTAGAATCTGAGGCTAAGAATTTAGAGCTAAGGAAGTTTATCAATGAGACATCTCAAGACTTTATTGAGTGGGTAGATAATAAGAATCTAGGCTTTGACCAAAGATTGAATAAGGTATCCATGTTTGAGAACTTTACAGCTGAGTACACTGACCAAAAGAAATACCTGACTAACAGAACATTCAACAAATGGTGTAAGAAGTATGCAGAATACAATGGTAAGGAGTATGTAGATGGATCTAGCAATGGAGCTAGATGGTTTGAGATTCGGACTCCTAGAGAGGCTGATGTTTGGGATAGTATAAATTATAATTGATATGAGTGAAACTGATAATAATAATTATTCGTATAATGAAAGACAATCAAATGTTAATATAGGTGAACAACTTTTTGAAACTTATATGAATGAAAAAAAAATTGAATTTTACCGAATGGGTTTTGATGAAAAAAATAATAATATTAAAGGTTTTTATTTAATGCATCCTGTTTTAAGATCTTTACCTGATTACATATCATATAATTCTAGTAAAAATAAAATGTATTACATACAAGTTAAGGGTACAAATAAAATAAAAGTAGATGACTTTTTAAATTATTCTCAATTTGAATCAATTTTTTGTAATGAACATTCAGAACTTGTTATATTTTTTTGTTTTAAAGATAAAACTATAATAAAAAAATTTAGTGAGATAAAAAAAATGATTATAGGATGTGAGGTAAAAGAATGGCATGATAAAAAACAATATTTTAATTTAGATTTAAGATGACCAAAGAAAACAAAACACTACTAAAAGCCTTAGAGATTAACTATCTCACACTTAAGCATCCCACCATGCCATACATTACAGCATCTGATTGGAATGATAACTCTGCCAATGCTCTGACTAAATGTATCATCCACTTTCTAACCTACTCAGGCTTTCAAGCTGAGAGAATTAATACAATGGGAGTTTATAGAGAGGGTAAGAAGATACAGGTGGGAGAGAATACTAGGCAACTGAAAGGCACTTATACTCCTAGCACAGGTACAAAAGGCTCAGCTGATATATCTGCTACCATTAGAGGGAGGTCAGTTAAGATTGAGGTGAAGTATGGTAAGGATAGGCAGTCTGAGGTGCAGAAGAGGTATCAGGAATCAGTAGAAGCTGCAGGGGGGACATACTTTATTGCTAGGAGTTTTGATGAATTTATGATATTTTATTTAAAATTTATTGCAGATATAAAATAATTGATTATCTTTGTTGAAATAATTTAAATTTATACACATGGAAACAAAAACAAAAGCTGTAGTATCAGCACCTGTACTAACTCTGCACCAAAAGCTACACAAGGCTAAGCAGTCAATCGGCAAAGTAGCTAAGAATGCTACCAATCCCCACTTTAAAAAGTCATACTCTGACATCAATGCAATTACTGAGGCAGTAGAGCCTATTCTATTAGAGAATGGTTTACTATTATTACAGCCTATTCAAGGCAATAGTGTATGTACTCAGATTATCTGTATAGATTCTAATGAGTCTATTGAGTCATGCATGGAGCTACCTGCTGGACTTAATCCTCAGCAAGTCGGATCTGCTGTGACTTACTTTCGTAGGTACTGCTTGTCTAGTCTTTTATGTTTGCAATCTTTAGATGATGATGCTAACATGGCTAGTGTACCTGTTAAGGCATCTAAGCCTGCAATCACTACTCAAAGATTTGAGGAGGCATTACTAGCTATTCAGAATGGTAAGTATACAATCCCTCAGCTTAAGGAGGCATTTGAATTAACTGATTTACAAACTAAGGCACTGCTATTGTTATGAAATGGCATCCATCATCACTAGGAAAACTAATGACAGCATCTCGGACAAAATCTGAGGTGCTATCTGAAACTACTAAGAGCTACATTAGAGGTATAGCTAAGCAAGATTTCTACGGTTACAATGTAGAGCTGAATAACAAGTATATTAATAAAGGTAATATGCAGGAGAATGATTCTATTGCTCTATTCAACACTGTACACTTTACTAACTACTCTAAGAACACTGAGAGGCTAAACAACGAATGGCTCACAGGAGAGGCTGATATAGTACTAGATGACCAAATCATAGACATTAAGACTTCATGGTCCTTAGAGACATTCCCTGCTACCTTAGAAGAGGGTATCAATAAAGATTATGAGTGGCAGTTGAGAGCTTACATGATGTTATATGATAAGAACTATGCTAGTCTAGTGTATTGCATGGTATCTACAGATCCATCACTATTGAATGAGTGGGAGAACTTATCACTGCATCAAGTAGATCACATAGATGCATCTAAGAGAATCACTACTTTACTATTCACTAGAGACCTGGAGCTTGAGGAGGAGATTAAGGTGAGACTGCATCACTGCACTGAGTACTATGTAACATATATAAACCGATTAAATAATAAATAAAATGGAACAAGAAGATTTTTACAAGACTGCATTAATTGCAGCACTACAAGCACTAATACATAACAATCCTGGCATCAGTGCCAAGTTTGCTGCTAAGAAAGCTAAGGAGTATGCTATGGAGCTAGAGACACTACACTATGGTGAGTACAACAATCCATTCCCTGACAAAGTAGTATGAAAGAAAAAACTATGGCAATGATCCTAATGCTGATAATTTATGGATTGATAATACTAGGTATGTATAATTTAATAACAACTCAAATATGAATGATTACAAAGTAAAAGGACTTATCAAAGTGATAGGTGATACCGTACAGGTGACTGAGAAATTCTCTAAGAGAGAAGTAGTAATAACAGTAGAGGATGGAAAGTATCCCCAACACATCAGCTTGCAAGCTACAGGAGATAAGACATCTCTACTAGATGGCTACAAAGTAGGTGAAGAGGTAAAGGCATCATTCAATCTTAGAGGTAGAGAGTGGCAGGATAAACACTTTAACTCTTTAGAGTTATGGGAGATAGATCTATTAACTCCTGCAGCTGCAACAGCTCCTGCTCATGTACCTGATAATCCTGCAGATGATCTCCCTTTCTAAGAGTGATAGCATTAAAGACTTTATGATTGAAGAGACGAAGTCTAAGCTCACACATAGATATAAGCTCAGTCATTATGCTGAGGATATCGGAGTCTCTTACTGCTCCATTTGGAGATTCACTAATGGTAAGGCTGTCAATGAGCAGTTTTATATTAAATGGTGGAAAAATTATCTAAATAAACAATAACTTTATGGCAGTCTTATGGCTGCCTTTGTTATTTTTGGCAGATGACAATACTAACCTACATTGCAATATCATGGTTTATAGTAAATTTTGAGCCATTACAACTACTGATTGATTCAATCTTTAGCAAATTCAAGCCATCTATTCTAGCAATGTATCTACATTCATCTGCTACCTGTATTAAATGCATATCTTTTTGGCTAACATTAATCTGCACCTGGTCCTTTATTGAAGCAACTATTGTGGCATTACTATCGTTTATATTGCAGGAATGTTTACAGAAGCTGAGCAAGTAATAATACAACAGGTATTTAATCTGCCTGAGATAGAACAGTCCTATAAGATTAATCTATTAAAACTCAAGCCTATTAAAGATAGGCTAGTTAGTTATGAAAAGGAATGCTTCTGTGGTAGTGTGAGGAGAAAAATATGGCTTAAGGATTTCAAGCAATGGTATGAGACCTATACTTGACAACTACATATCAGTTCACTACAAAGAGATAAGGAAATATACTAACTATTTTCTAGTAAGAATGAAGTCTACAATATCTGCCGATGCTGTAATAAATAACTCTTTTTTATATTTATGTAATATAGATATAGAGGTGACTGATCCTGGTAAGGTCAAAGCATATCTGTTAAATACTATTAAGATGCAGATACTTTGGTCTACATCACTAACTAATAGGCAAGAGAGAGTGACAGCTACTGATATAAGTATGCCTATAGCTATAGATGATGATACGGATCTATACGATAAGATACGAGAAGATATGCAGTATCAGGATAACATGGCAGTGATAGAGACTTATAGAGGGAGGATTACAGATAGAATTAAGCTGATAGTATTTCAGACTTATTTTGACAAAGGATACAGTACAGCTAGAGCAATGGCAGAATATTTTAAGATTCCTGTCACCTCTGCTCATTATTGGATACAAGAGATTAAAAACGATTTAAAACAACTAAGAGATGAAAATTAAAGATGAATTTATTGGAGTAAAAGTATCTCACAAAGGTAATAATGTAAATGTCTCAACTGAGAATTATACTTTTTGTGAGTCTATAGGATTAGGCTATATGTTTGAAGAGCCAACAGTATCTGAGCCTAAGGTAATAAAGTATAAAGCAGTCAAAGGACCAATTCCTGCTCCTGAGCCTGAAGTAACTGAGGAGGATGGCACAGAAACAGAGTAGCATATCATTCGCTAGAAAGCCTAAGGTAAAGAGACCAGGTGTTCATGCTAAGAGTAAGACCTCTAAGCTGAAGAGTAGTAAGAATTATAATAAGAGATATAATAGACAGGGAAATGGGTAGAACTAAACTAATAGAGACTCCTGAGAAGCTAATGGAGATATTTGAGGAGTATAGAGCTTATACTTTAGACAATCCTAGACATAAATGGGTGCTATCACAAAAGACAGCAGAGATGGTGGCAGAGCCTTTGAGAGTGCCTTTGACTAATGAGGGATTTGAGATATTCTGCTATAAGAACTACTCAGATTGTCACCATTATTTTGATAACACTGATAATAGATATTCTGAGTATAGGACTATCTGTTCATACATAAAGAGAGAAATCAGAAACGATCAAATTAGTGGAGGTATGGTAGGACAGTTTAATCCATCCATCACTCAGAGACTAAACAACCTAACTGAGAAATCAGACATCACTACCAACGGCAAGGATATATCTGAAATCAAAGTTAATATCATTACTAGTGCAAAGGATTGAAATGATGTGTCAAGCTGTTGAAGCTTACATCTATTCTAAGAAAGGAGTAGCTATAAAGATAAACAGGTTAGCCATTATCAGTGATGCTAGGCAGATGGAGATGTTAGCCTATGCTTATGCTTATGCCAATGGAGATAGATAGTACAGTTATATTTCAAAAGAACTATGCAGCTCTCACTGATCCTGCACTAAGATTCATTATCAATGAGGGAGGGAGTAGGTCATCTAAGACCTATTCTCTTTGTCAGATGCTAATAGTCTACTGCTATCAGAATAAGAATAAGGTAGTGTCAATCATTCGTAAGACATTCCCTGCACTTAGAGCTACAGTAATGAGGGACTTTTTAGAGATCATGAAGAGCATGGAGATCTATGAGGTGAGCAATCACAACAAGTCAGAGCATATCTACTCATTCCCTAATGGATCTATAGTGGAGTTCTTTAGTGTAGATGATGAGCAGAAGATAAGAGGTAGAAAGAGGGATGTTGCATGGTGCAATGAGGCTAATGAGTTATTCTATGATGACTTTACTCAGCTGAACATGAGGACTGAGGATAAGCTAATCTTTGATTACAATCCATCTGAGTCATCCTCCTGGCTCTATGACCTACCAACTGAGGAGAGCATCCTGATTAAGTCTACCTACAGGGATAATCCATTCCTACCTGATAGCATTAAAAAGCAGATAGAGGACTTGAAGAGAACTGATGAGGCAATGTATCAGATATATGCTCTAGGTGAGAAAGCTATCTCTAAGAGTAACATCTACTCTAATTGGACTTTCATAGCTCACAGGCCTACTAAGTTCGTTAAGTATGTTTATGGCTTAGACTTTGGATATAACCATCCCACTGCTCTAGTCAGAGTATACTACTGTGACAATGATATCTTCATTGAGAAGATTATCTATGAGAGCTACCTCACCACTACTCAGCTGATAGAGAGGATGGATGCATTGAATGTAGATAAGAACATAGAGATCATGGCAGATTACTCTAGACCTGAGATAATTGCCGAGATGAATACTGCAGGCTATGATGTACATAATGCTAACAAGGTAGTAAAGAAAGGCATAGATAACATTAAGACCTTTGGAGTATTCTGTCAGGAGGATAAGCAGATAATGAAAGAGTATGAGAATTATAAGTGGAAGAAGATAGGTGATCAGATTATGGATGAGCCTGTTAAGCTGTATGATGATGCCATGGATGCTATCCGATATGCTACCACTTACATCAGGCAGGAGTATTACACTGATGACTCTTACTATGCGTTCTAAACAGAAACCTACTAAATTATAATATAGTTATGAGTGATACATTAAAACAAATAGCCGATAATCTAGGAGTCACTACCATCAATGGTAACTATCTTAGTGGCATAGCTGATTACTATGGAGTAGACCTAGCTACCTCTACTGACCTAATGAGAGATATATTAGTTGAGGTAGGAGGTAATCCATCTACATCTACTGACTATCTCCAGGACATAGTGCTAGAGTTAGGAGGCACAGTGACTATCAATGGTAATTGGATGGAGGCATGGGAGGCTATTACATCAGGTCCTGCTGCTGCACCTGTTAATACTGTACTACCTAATGTAACAGGAACTGCTGTAGTAGGTAATGCACTTACTACTACCAATGGTACTTGGACTAACAGTCCTACTAGCTATGCTTACCAATGGAAGCGAGGAGCTACTAACATAGGCACAAATGCTAATGCTTATACTTTAGTGAATGCTGATGCAGGTCAATCTATTACTTGTGTAGTGACAGCTACAAATGCAGTAGGCTCAACACCTGCTACATCTAATGCACTTACAATACAAAATTTCTTTACTACAGAATGGACAACTACAGCCTCAAGTGAAAGTATAGAATTGCCTTATTTAGTTATTGGAACTTACTCAGGAACTATAGATTGGGGAGATAGTACAACAAGTGCTAATAGTTTTGCTAATAGAACGCACACTTACGCTACAGCAGGTACTTATACAATAGTGATAAGTGGGGATGTTATAGGTTGGGATTTTTCTGGTATATTTGGCTCAACTTATATTACTTCAGTAGTACATTGGGGGCAGCTTCAGTTGACATTTGCTGATTTCGGTTATTTTGGAGACTGCCCTAATTTAGATTTATCTTCAGTATCTGATGTGCTTGACTTGACAGGCATTACCGAATTGACTTATATGTTTGGTGGTTGCACATCCCTTACAAACATCAACAGAATTGGTGAGTGGGATACTTCAGCAATTACAAATATGTATGCAATGTTTCAATTATGCACACTAATTAATTTTAACATAGGAACTTGGGATGTAGGAAATGTTACAGATTTCACAGACTTTATGGCTGATGCTACAACTACATTTTCAACTACTAACTTAGATGCTATCTATAATGGTTGGAGTGCTTCAGGTGTACAGCCTGATTGTTCTATAACTTTTGGCACAGCTTATTATAGTTCAGCAGGTGCAGCAGGAAGAAATTATTTAACAGGAACAGAATTATGGACAATAATAGACGGAGGCGAAATAATATGAGATACTTTATAGTTTACAACAATGACAAAATAGTATTCCATTATGGAACGCTAACTGAAAAACAATTTTTGGCTACGGGACTTGAAAATACATTTATTACTGAAGACAAACAAGAGTTTGTTAATAAGTTAAAGAATGACTTTGATACTGAATACAAAAAAAAGAAATAGATGCCTAGTACTACTATAATAGCACAGCCTCAGCAACTGATGCCTGCTTACAATCCTATTAAGTATATCATTAATAATACTAATAAGAATGAGCCTGGCTTCAGGTATATCTTTAGTATCTATCCTGCTACAGGCTCTCATACTGCTGCTACTTTAGTAGCTCAATATAGAGTGCTACCTGTATATAGTACAGGGTATGGTGAGCAGGATATATCTATGCTGATGCAGTCGTTGGTGACTTATCAAAATGATTTGTTTGGTGGTGTAACAGGCGACAGCTCAGAATCATGGTATCAATATGATGTAGACTTAGGGTTTGAGTATATTTATAACATAGACTATTTTACAACTTTACAGGATAACGGTGGTAATGTGAGAATCACATTTACAGCTCATGGCTTTACTGTAGGTGATCAGGTAGTGATTACTCAGGATGGTACAGGTCCTACAAATAATCCTGCACTTGAGGGATTGCACACTGTTCTATCTGCTACTGCTAATAATTTTACCGTCAATGTACTTTGGTCTACTATTGGTGAATCTACAGCTAATGGCACTGTTACCTATGCAGATTTAAGAAAGACTCAGGTATTAGATGATGCATTAATAACTAACAAGGAGGTATTTAATGGAGCTTTTAATAATTATAATAATACAAGCGTACAAGCTGGTTTCTTCCCTAGTGCATCATACTTAGCTAATGGTGCTAATGATTTATTAATGACTACTCATATAGCAGGTCCTGACCATGCTGTATCATTCAATAATTCTTCTCAATTTTATTACAACCTTAGAGTATATGCAGGTATTTCTTATGATGTATCATTTTATGATATGAATGATAATTTATTAAATAATGAGTTTTTCTCTCCTGCTAACGATGGTATTTGGGGAGTAGCTTTATCAACTTTGGGTATTATCACTGAAGATTATTATGTTATAATTAATGGTGATAACGGATTTGTATCTCAACCTTACTATTTCACCTATGACAATAGATGCACCATTAATGACCAACAGCTTATCTACTTAGATAGGATGGGGTCATTCCAATCCTTTGCATTCCAATTAAGGACCTATGAGAAAGGGCAGATAACTAGAGAGGTGTATAATCAGCATATAGATGGACAGGTAAATGGAAGTCAATGGGTAGGAGTTCTTTTACAAAAAGGATTCAAAACTTATAACACTAATGTAAGTAAGACCTTTGACCTTAATACTAATTGGATGAGTCAGTATGATGCTAATAGATTTCAGGAGCTACTTACATCCCCTCAAGTATATTACTATTCATTTATATCATATGAAGATCCTAGTATCTTTTGTGCCTGTATAGTAGAGGATAATAGCTTTGAAGTATTTAGTCAAAAGAATAAGAAACTTATTAAGCAATCGGTGACTATTAGATTAGCACAGCAAGATCCAATCAATGGTTAGAATACAACTTAGCACAGGATACCTAGATGTTAAAGAGGGTACATCATTCCCTCTGAACTTTAGTGTAGGAGATATTAGAGATATATCTAAAAGAACAGGATCATTTTCTAAGACCATTACTTTAGTAGGCAACAGCAACAACAATACTCTGCTCAATCATTACTATGATGTAAACATTCAAGCAGGTACATTCAATATAAATACAATCACTAGCTGTGATGTCATTCAGGATGGTATCCCTGTAATGATTAATGCTACTCTTCAGCTCACTAACATAAAGAAGTCACAAGTGACAGGAGCTTATGAGCAGATGGTGGAGTATGAGGTATTAATTAAAGAGGATAGAGGTACATTCTTTAGTGATATCTCTAATAAGTATTTGACTGACTTAGATTTCTCAGACTTAGATCACTATGTAGATGCTGATGTAGTAATTGATACCTTTGATAATACAGTAGCTAATGGCTATAAGTATGTGATGCCATTCAATATAGACAATCAATATCAGTTTAATTGGTTTAAGCCTGCTATATATGCTCAGACTTACTTTGATAGAATCTTCGCTACCTCAGGCTATAGTTATACTTGGGATGGATTAGCAGATGCTAACTTTGATAAGCTACTGATACCATACAATGGTGATCAGAATATAGTGGATTGGCAGGATGTTTATGTGGAGGCAGAGAACTCAGGTGATACTATTACTATAGCACAGCCTGCAGCTACAACAAGTGTTTATATGTTTCAAGTTAGCGATAAAGCAACTATTAGTACAGGGTGGTCTGAGATATCAGATCCTGCTAGCTTATTTAATACTACCAATGGTCAATACACTACTCCTCAATGGGTAGGATTAGGCTCAGGGGAATCTTATGTATATGAGGCAACAGTAGAGGGTAGCATTAAATTAAATATAACTACTAAATGTAGCATTCCTGCTTATTATGCTAATTCAGCATTTTATAGATATAGACCATATTTGTTAGTAAAGATAGGTAATGCTATAAATGTAAGGTGTTATGGTCAAAATATAGATTTACCTGTAGGAGGAGTTTATGAAGTAGGACTTGAGACTATACTTACATTTAATCAGGTGTTTACTTTTAATGCTGTTATTGGTCAAATACTCCCATTTCAGGGTATAGATGTAGGAGATATACAAGTAGTACAAGCAGGAGTAGATTTAAGTGTAGTATTTAATGATGAAAGTGTCAATGTTTATACAAATGGATCAGGACAACAAGAAGTAGTGTGGCAAAGATTTGCAGGATCAGGCTCATGGCAAGCTCCTCAAGTTATCCTAGACCTAACATCCATAGACCTCACAATCAGACCATCTGATAACATCCCATTAGGGAGTGGTGTCACTACCATGAATACCTTTGTACCTGAGAAGATTAAGCAGTCTGATTTCATTAAGAGCATCTTTATGATGTATAATCTTTATGCTACTAGTGATCCTAACAATGAGAACAATCTAATCTTATTGCATAGGGATGAGTACTATGATTCAGGTAAAGCTGTAGATTGGACCAACCTATTAATGAAAGACAAAGAGCAGTCTATTATCTTTATCCCTGAGCTTAACAATAAGAAACTAAGACTCAGCTATAAGGCAGATACTGACTCACCTAATACAGTCTATACTGATGTGACTAGAGAAATCTATGGACAGGTAGAGATAACCTTTGAGAATGAATATGTGAAAGGCATAGATGTCAAAGAGCTTCTATTCTCACCTACTCCTGTACAGCCTACAGTATTCGGTGCATTCCTACCATTACTCAATGGTGCAGCACCTAAGACTAATATAAGGATCTTATTTGATAATGGACAGGTAACTGCTCAGCCTGTAGATATACTATCAGGATATGATATTGTAACATCTACAGCAGGAGTATATCCCTATCTCTCTCACTTTGGAGGAGATGATCCATTTAATCCTACATTTGATATTAACTTTGCAGAATGTCAATACTACTATTATCAGGTAGCTCAGAACACTAACAACAATCTATACAATAAGTATTGGAGGAGAACAGTAGCACAGATAAATGGTGGTAAGCTATTGACTGCCTACTTTAATCTTAGAGAGAATGAGATCCATAACATGGAGCTGAATGATAAGATAAGGATAGACAATTCATGGTGGAGTATTAATAAGATTATAGATTACAATGCTAATCAATGGCAACCTACAAAAGTAGAGCTGATTAGCTTAGAGACTGA